TTCGCTCCCTCCGCTTTGTTGACGTAGGCAGGACCGAGATGGACAGGCGCGCCCGGAGAAATCGGGGCATTTAACCCGCACGCCAGGGTATGGGCGCGAGGCCGTTGCGAGGACGCCAGCCCATCCCAGCGGCTTGAAAGGCTGGGGCCATCACAAGATGCGCTGGAGGTTGCAATGCACTTCCGCTACGGCGATCAGGAATGAGCGGCGTATCTTGTGATGGTGAATGTGCAGGCTGATGCGCAGTTGAGGGACCCAGTAGGCAGAAATGCCGAGCCATGTTCGAGTCATGGCGATGTCTGCAAGAGGGGTGCAGGCAAGCCGGAGATCAGCACCGGCCACCACAAGCGCTGAAAGTGCGACAAGCCACCTGGGTGCAAGGCCCCGGGACCAACACCAAGCCTCGATTGCTCACGCAGTCGGGGCTTTTCCATTTGCGCCCGATCCAGCCGGGACGTGCGTCAGGGCGGCGCGCGGGAATGTCTCCCCGAAAGCTGAGGTGCTGGTCAGCGAACGGCATCCCCCCAGCGCCCCAGCAGGCGTAAGTCCGATGGGGTGACTATCAACACGGCCTCGCTGACGAGGGGCCTTTTCGTTTCCGCCACCGCTCGGGCGCATCCACCACGCCTCACATGCCAGGGACGCCTTGCCCGCAGCGGTGGCACCTATTCACAGGAAGACCGACATGACCCCGCGCGACCAAATCCAAGAGCACGCCAAGACCGCCGCCGCGAAGGTGCAAGCGGCCCTTGAAGAATTCGAGAAGACCACTGGGATGGCTGCGCATCCTGTCGTCCAGTGGGCGAAGCACAGCGAACTCTCCAGCAGCCGCGTGAGCAACATCCTGACTGCGGTTCGCATCGCATACGACGGGGAGGCCGGCTGATGAAAGTCCGAGCACTGAAGAAGCGCGCCATCCACAGGATGTTGTTCGCGACCCGTATGCGCGCATACGACCGCACGCTTGAAGAGTGCCGGAATGGGTGCATTGAGGCCCTGGAGCGCTTCCAGGCCGATTTTCTGCACTTCGAATCAATGGATGGCGAGCTGGACTTCCTGAGCGCAATCCGATAACTCAATGAGGGCCTGCCATGGCAACACCGGCAAAGGCAAAGCCGGCTGCTGACGTGGCTGGCGCACAAGACAAGACGCTCACACCGAAGCAAGCACGCTTCGCCGAGGAGTACCTGATCGACCTGAACGCAACCCAGGCCGCGACCAGGGCTGGATACAGCGCCAAGACGGCGGCATCGCAGGGTGAACGGCTGCTGAGAAATGTTGAAGTGGCCAAGGCCATTCAGGCGGCTCAGGCGGCCCGCTCCGCGCGCACCGAGATCACCCAGGACATGGTCCTGCGAGAGTTGGCCAAGATCGGTTTCAGCGACATCCGCAAGGTGGTGCGCTGGGGAACGACGGAGCTGCGCACGACCGAAGGCAAGGACGACGAGGCGGTGACGGAGCCCTACCACGGCCTGCGCTTGGTGGCGGCCGATGAGATCGATGACGACACCGCTGCTGCGATTGCCGAGGTGAGCGAGGGCCGCGACGGGCTCAAGGTCAAGTTCCACGACAAGAAGGGCGCTCTGGTGGACATCGGCCGGCATATCGGCATGTTCAAGGACCGCGTCGAGCACACCGGCAAGGACGGCGGACCCGTTGAGGTGGTCCACATGACGCCGGAGGCTATCCGGAAGGTGATGGAGCAAGATGACTGCTGACGAAAGCATCCGGGCGGCCATGTGCAGGGCTGATGGCCTGTACTTCGCCCGGTTCTTCTTCAAGCAGCGCATGGGCGCCAAGATGATCGTTGCGCCGCACCACAAGGTGATCCAGGAGACCCTGGACCGCGTGGTGGCCGGCGAGATCACGCGGCTGATCATCAACATCCCGCCCGGTTACACCAAGACCGAGCTGGCGACGATCAACCTGATCAGCCGGGGCATGGCGCTCAACCCGCGCGCGCGCTTCCTGCACCTGTCGTACTCGCACAACCTCGCCCTGCTGAACTCCAGCACGGCGCGCGGGATGGTCAAGTCGGCCGCGTACCAGGCCATGTGGCCCATGGCGCTCAAGGATGACGCCGACAGCAAGGCCATGTGGTGGACTGAGCACGGCGGCGGGGTGTATGCCTCGTCGGCCGCCGGCCAGGTCACTGGCTTCCGGGCCGGGCACATGGAGCCTGGCTGGCAGGGCGCGCTGATCATCGATGATCCGGTCAAGCCCGACGACGCATACAGCGAGACGGTGCGGGACGGGGTGAACAAGCGGTTCAACGAGACGATCAAGAGCCGCCTAGCCATCGAGACGACCCCGATGGTGGTGATCATGCAGCGCATCCACTACCACGACCTGAGCGGCTACCTGCTGCGCGGCGGGTCTGGTGAGCAGTGGCACCACCTGAACCTGCCGGTGATCATCGACAACAGCGAGACGTACCCCAGCGAGAACACGCACGGGATACCCATCGCGCACGGATTGCCGGATGGCTGGCTCTGGCCTTTCAAGCACAACGAGACCCACCGGGCCGCGCTGTTCTCCCACCGGAGGACGGCAGAGGCCCAGTACATGCAGCGGCCGCGCCGGTTCAACGCCGAGGGCGCGCTGTGGACGGAACAGCTGATCGCCGCGGCACATGCTCTGCAGATCAGGACGGAGCGCCACCGCTGTGTGGTGGCCATCGACCCGCAGGCCACCAACAGCGACGAGAGCGACGAGACCGGCATCGTGGCCGCGAGCGCCTACGGCTCGGGCGACAAGCGCCAGTTCTCGGTGGACGGCGACTACAGCGGCAAGTTCAGCCCGGCCGGCTGGGCCAAGAAGGCCATGGCCGCATACGAGCAGCACCAGGCAGACGCCATCGTCATCGAGACGAACCAGGGCGGCGACATGGCAGAGGACACGCTGAAGAACGCCGGCTTCAAGGGCCGAGTGCTCCGCGTGCACGCCAGCAAGGGCAAGTTCGCCCGGGCTGAGCCCATCTCGGCCTTGTATGAGCAGGGCAGGGTTTCCCACCAGGGCGCCCTGTACACGCTGGAGAACCAGCTGATGGAGTACGTCCCGGCCACGGCGAAGAAGTCGCCTGACCGGCTCGACGCCATGGTCTACGCAATTACGGAACTGGGTGGCGGCAGCTACTCGTGGAGAGGCTTCTGATGGGCATCATCAAAAACATGGCTGATGGGCTCGTCAACATCGTGGCGAACCTGGGCACGGCGCGCGACAAGGCGGCGCACAACCAGTATGTGGACACGCTGCTGGCTGGGCCCGCCCTGCTGGCCGCGTACCGCAACTCCTGGCTGGCCCGGGCCATCATCGACTACCCGGCCGAGGACTCGACCCGGAAGTGGCGCCAGTGGCGTGCCGAGGCCGAGCAGATCACTGCTATCGAGCGCCTGGAGAAGAAGCTGCACCTGAAGCGCCGCGTGCAGGACGCCGTGACGGCAGCACGGCTGTACGGCGGGTCGGCGATCTACCTGAACACCAAGACGGCGAAGCAGGATGCGCCGTTGAAGGTGGGCAAGGAGGAGATCCGCTCCCTGGTGGTGCTGACCCGGAACAACCTGACGCCCGAGCAGGTGGTGCGCGACATCGACAACCCGTATTACGGACGGCCGGAGTTCTACACCCTGGCCACGGGCGACAACGCCGGCCAGGTGCGCATCCACGCCAGCCGGCTGGTGGTCTTCCGAGGCGCCACGCTGCCCGAGGACGCGAACACCGGCACGGCGAACCAGGGCTGGGGCGATAGCGTGCTGCAGTCCACCATGGACGCCATCCAGCAGATGGACAGCACCATGGCCAACATGGCGTCGCTGGTCTTCGAGGCCAAGGTGGACGTGCTGAAGTTCAAGGGGTTCGCCGACCTGCTGGCCGACGAGGGCAATGACGCCCAGGTCACGCGCCGGCTGAGCACCCAGGCGGCCATGAAGGGCATCAACGGGGCCCTGGTCATCGACGCCGAGGACGACTACGAGCAGAAGAGCGCCAACTTCGCCGGCCTTCCGGATGTGGTGGCCAAGTTCATGGACGCCGTGGCCGGTGCCTCGCGCATCCCGGTCACACGCCTGTACGGCCGCGCCGCCGTTGGCCTGTCTGGCTCTGGCGACGGCGACGAGCGCGTGTACTTCGACCGCATCGGGCACCTGCAGGCCACGGAGATCCAGCCGGCCATGGAGCTGCTGGACGAGTGCCTGATCTGGCAGGCGCTGGGCGCGCGGCCCGAGGAGATCTATTTCGAGTGGCGCCCGCTGCGGCAGCTGACCGAGACCGAGCGGGCCGACATCTTCGCGAAGACCGCGACCGCCGCGCGCTCGCTGGCTGGAAACACTGCTGGGGAGCTGATCCCCATGGACGCGCTGTCCGATGCGCTGGTCAACGAGCTGACGGAGCAGGGGATGCTGCCCGGGCTGGAGCAGGCCATCGAGGAATACGGCAGCTTGGGGCAGCAGGGGCTGCCGGCCGAGGGCGCCGAAGAGGAGCCGCCGCCCAGCACTGGAGAGGAGCAACTATGAACGTGAAATTCGCTGACCGCGTGACCGTGGGCGAGCTGAAGGAGACCCGCGAGGGCTACCTGGTGGCCACGGCCCGCGTGGCGCGCACCGGCGTGCAGCTGTATTA